CTTATATTTGTTATCCTCAAATATAATCATTAATAAAAACCCAACTGTTCCAGCCAAAGTTTCATTTTATATTACAAGTTCATCTTCGGGGATTTCGGAAGAACCAAATTTTGACCCAATATATGGATTAAAAATAGGAGAAATTGATGTTACCGACTCAATTTCAACAAAAATTTTCTCAGACGTTCAGAAAATGTATTTTACTCCGAAAAACGATTATTATGGGACATTGGTAATCGTTCCATACCAATGTAATGTAACATTTACAAACTTATCATTGGTAAATTATGGAGATTACGGATTTTCTCCCGGTGGGGCAAATGTTATATTTCCATTTTCCATAAATACCGCAAACGAATCATTCACGATAAAGGCAGACCTATATGATAATAATGCAAATCTGGTATATTCCATTCCTCCAGTAGCTCAAACGTTTGACCCTACCGGAGCAAGTTTATATGGAACGAGTATTATAGCCACAAACGGAACTGGAAGCAGTCTATCATTTCCGACTGATGCAAATAATTTTACGGTTCATAATAGTCTTTATTTACCCGGAACCACCGCTGCAATTCCACCAATGAGATTTTTGGCCATGCAGTATCCACAAACGAAAGTTGGATATACATCGGTATCAAATATAACTCTAATTCCTACAACTGGAAACGATGCGAATTCGGTTGATTATATAAATATTGAAATGAACGGAACCACCGTCGGCAGATCACTCGCACTCAGATACAGCGGAAGTTCTCCGAATGTATTCGGAAGACGTATATTTGTTGACCCAACAGGTAGTAAAACAACATATTTATAACGAAGGTTTGCGGAAAATAGGGCATATGTATCAGTCACAGGAACAGTTATGAAAAAAAGCAATATTCAAATCGTCAAGGACTATTTGGCGGGCGAACGGCCCATCACTCAATTCGGTTATACTGGTAAAAAATATGTTAAACGAGCCATTGGGGAACGGTGGACAGATTCCAAGGGGGAATGGATTCAGAAAGAAGGCGGACCCGTAAAATTCAATCGAGTGGCGGAACTAATCCGAGAAACAATCGGCGAACAAAAATGCAAGTGCGGAGCCGATATGAAATGGGGGTCAAAAGCCGACCGTTTGTTTTTTCGAAAGACTGGTCTTTGCGAAGACTGTTTAATTACCTATGAAACCAAATTGCGAATTTTAGGTATCTACGAAGCATACGAAAAGTATAAATTGGCATCAAATGAACTTGGAGCAACCAAGGATTTGAAACTTAAAATTGAAGATACTCTCAAATATTTTTCGTCGGGAGACACGGATGTAACAATGCTTTGTAATTCTGACGGATTTACTGAACGATGGAAAACAACCAATGTGGAAGAAATCGTATCAAATGCCAAAAAAGATTTGGAAGAAACGACCAAGCGAATCAGTGTCCTTGAAAAGTTTCGTGACGAGTGCAAACAAAAGTATATTGAAGATGCAACCAAATACGGACTTGAAATATTATGTCAGACGGAAAAATCCCCTACCAAGAGTTAATTAGAAACGAATATAAAAAGTGCTTGGAGTCGCCTGTTTACTTCATGAAGCACTATGTCAAAATTAAACACCCCATACGAGGGACTGTCAATTTTGATTTGTATAATTTCCAAGAAGAAACTCTCAAAGCGTTTCATGATTATAAATTCAATATCATTCTCAAATCCCGACAAATGGGTATTTCAACCCTTGTTGCGGCATATTCATTGTGGTTAATGACATTCTTCAAGGATAAAAACGTTCTACTGATTTCATTGAGACAAGACGATGCGAAAGATGTTGTTGCAAAAGTTCGTGATGCATATACCGAAATGCCCAACTGGTTGAAAGTCCAATGCATCGAAGATAATCGGTTGTCTATGAAATTCAAAAATGGGTCGGCAATCAAAGCTGCATCTACAACGAAGAAATCAGGTGTTGGCCAAGCCCTTTCCCTTCTGATTATTGACGAAGCTGCTCTTATTGATGAAGCCGAGGAATTGTGGACTTCCGCACAACCCACTCTATCAACTGGTGGTAACGCTATTATTCTATCCACTCCTCGTGGTGTTGGTAACTGGTTTCACAAAATGTGGCAGGGTGCCGAGGCGGATAATATGAACAATACGATTGGCAAAAATGGATTTCATCCAATTACTTTGCCGTGGCATTTGCATCCAGAACGTGATGAGGAATGGCGTCGGGTAGAAGGTGAAAAGCAAGGAAATCCAAAAAAGGCATCCCAAGAATATGATTGTAACTTCCTCGCATCAGGTGACAACGTTGTTGATTTGAATATCATCGAGTTCTATAAAAAGAATAAAGCTTCCGACCCGCTCGAATGCCGTGGCATGGACAAAAATCTATGGATTTGGGAATATCCTGACCGAAGCCATGTTTATGTAATTGCTGCTGACGTAGCCCGAGGCGATGGGGCCGACTATTCTGCTTGCCATGTATTGGACATCAGTAGAGAAAAACCAGTCCAAGTTGCTGAGTATAAGGGTAAGATAGAAACAAAAGATTTTGGTGATTTCCTCGTAGCATTGGCAACAGAATATAATGGGTGCTTGCTCGTTGTCGAACGTGAAAACGTAGGATGGGGCACTATTCAAGAAGTCCTCGACCGTGGATATTCAAATACTTTTTATAGTTCTGCTGACCTGAAATATGTTGAAGTTCAACGCCAGTTGAATAATAAATGGGCGTCGGAAGACAAGAAACTCGTCCCGGGATTCAGCACAAATATGAAGACCCGCCCATTGATTATTGACAATATGGAACATTATATGCGCCAAATGGCCATTGACATACGTTCCAAAAGGACTTTGGCTGAATTAGAAACATTCATTTGGAAAAATGGAAAAGCGATTGCAATGGATGGATATAACGACGACTTGGTTATGTCCCTGTGCATTGCGTTGTGGGTCCGAGATACGGCCCTTCGTCTTCGCCAAGAGGGCGTAGAACTGACTAAGCTTGCTGTTGCTGGTATAACTTCGACCAAAAAGGATACAACCCCCGTTTATAAGGCAAAACAACAGCAAACTGGCTACAATTCTTGGAAAATGAACACTGGACGGCAAGGGTTTGGAAAAGAAAATCAAGAGGATATTAGGTGGCTTCTTGGATAATACATCTATATTTATAGAAAAGGTCAATAGTGGCCTTACACATATACACACTAAACCGAAGGAAATATTATGCCAGCAAACCAAACTCCGCCCGGAAAACCATTCGAAGACGAGATTCTCGATGTAAAAAAACAATCGCTATATGCGAGGTTAAAGAGACTCTTTTCTACTGACGTTATTGTTCGCAACGTCGGCGGCAAGCAACTGAAAATAAAAGATACCGATAGCATTATGTATGCTACGGACAGAAACAGTCTGCGTGACCGTTTCAATCGTATTCGTTCTTCCGGCTATAATGCTTACACCCGTGATTTTGCCCTATCCTATCAAGCGGCCCGCATGGACCTCTTTCGTGACTATGACACGATGGATATGGACCCAATTATTTCTTCCGCATTAGACATCTATGCCGATGAATGTCTTACTTACAATGAAGTAGGTAAAATGATTACGGTTCACTCGACGAATAACAATGTTAAACGTATTCTCGAAAACCTCTTCGATGAAGTTCTCAATGTTCGCTTTAATCTGTGGTCGTGGGTTCGCAACATGACCAAATATGGTGATTTCTATCTCAAACTGTATGTCACTCCTGAATATGGCGTTTACATGGTCGAACCAATCTCTGCCTATAACGTAGAGCGAATTGAAAACTCGGACCCATCTAACAAACGTTATGTCAAGTTCCAACTTCGTCCTACTGATACATCACAGGCCGAAATTCTTGAAAATTATGAGATGGCCCATTTCCGTCTTATTTCTGACAGTAACTTCCTTCCGTATGGTAAATCCATGATTGAAGGTGGTCGTCGTGTTTGGAAACAGCTTTCACTTATGGAAGATGCTATGCTTATTAGCCGTATCATGCGTGCTCCTGAGCGTCGTATTTTCTATACTGATATTGGAAACATTCCTCCCAATGAAGTGGATGCTTACATGCAGAAGATGATGGATAAGATGAAGAAAGTCCCTTACATTGACGAACAAACCGGGGAATACAATCTTCGTTTTAATTTGCAGAACATGATTGAGGATTACTACATCCCCGTTCGTGGTGGAGATAGTGGAACCAAGATTGATACTTTGGCAGGCATGGAATGGACGGGTATTGATGACCTCGAATACATTAAGAACAAAATGATGGCTGCGCTTAAAATTCCAAAGGCATTCCTTGGATATGAAGAAGGTATTTCAGGCAAAGCTACTCTTGCATCGGAAGACGTTCGTTTTGCTCGAACCATTCAACGCTTGCAGCGCATTATTTGTTCTGAACTCAGTAAAATTGCTATCGTTCACCTTTATGCACAAGGTTATCGTGATGAGTCACTTGTTGATTTCGAAATCGAGTTAACCAATCCATCTACTATCTTTGAAAAAGAGAAGATTGAGATTTGGCAAGACAAGATTAGTGTGGCGGTTGATATGGTTGAAAATAAATTCTTCTCATATAACTGGGTTTATAAAAACATATTCAATATGTCGGAGGATGACATTCGTGAAGTCAAAGATGAAGTCGTCGAAGATGCCAAGCAGAAATATCGCTTCACCAAGATTGAAGAGGATGGTGATGATCCAGCAAAACCATTCAAGAAGATGGGTGGTGACGGAGGCGGTGGTGATGACGACGAAGGTGG